GAACGTCATTTACTTTCGAGATCAGGAGGTCTGACCATGGCAGGCATTTTATATCTGGTAGCTACGCCCATCGGCAATCTGGGGGACTTCACCCCCCGTGCGGTGGAAACGCTGGAAAACGCGGACTTCATCGCCGCGGAGGACACCCGTGTGTCCATGAAGCTTTTGAACCATTTCGGCGTGAAAAAGCCTTTGATCAGCTATCACGAGCACAATCACGTCACCGCCGGGCAGAGCGTTCTGAATCGACTGCTGGCCGGGGAATCCTGCGCTCTGATGACGGACGCCGGCACCCCCGCCATCTCTGACCCCGGCGAGGATCTGGTGCGGCTGTGCGCAGAAAACGGCGTGGAGGTCCGGGCCATTCCCGGCTGCTGCGCCGCCGTCAACGCCTTAGCTGTCAGCGGTCTGCCCACCGGACGCTTCACCTTTGAAGGGTTCCTCACTGTCAATAAAAAAAGCCGCCGGGAGCACCTGAATTCCTTAAAGGACGAGACCCGGACCATGATCTTCCACGAAGCCCCTCACAAGCTCCGCACCACACTGAATGACCTGATGGAGGCCTTCGGCCCGGACCGCCGGATCTCCCTGTGCCGGGAGCTGACCAAGCTCCACGAGGAGGTTCTGCGTTTCACCCTGGCCGAGGCCGTGGCCTATTACGAGGAGAACGCCCCCAAGGGCGAATACGTCCTTGTGGTGGCCGGTGCCGCCCCCAAAACCGGCGCCGTGGTGACGCTGGAGGACGGCGTGGCGCAAGTTCTTGCTCTGAAGGAGCAGGGGATGCGGCTGAAGGACGCCGCCAAGGAGGTGGCGGAGCACACCGGCCTTTCCAAAAACGAGCTGTACGCTGCCGCCTTGGAGCGGTAAGGGCAAAAAATCCCGGCACGGTCAAACCGCGCCGGGATTGCTTTATTTTGTGAAGTGCTGGTGGTCAAAAATGTGGTCTGAGCAGAAGCAGTGATAGCCCTGGCATTTGGAACAGTAGCGGAATTCCAGCTCCGGGTGGTCAGCGTCCGTGCGGCCGCAGACCTCGCACTTGTGGCGGTAGCCTCGCTCCGTCTCCGCCTTCTTCTGCTGCCGGACGGCGGACTTGAATTGAATAGTCTGTCTGGACCGCTGGCGGCTCTGGATCCCCAAAATGCTCTTGATATCCTCCCAGAAGAAGATCACGAAGTTCAAAATTGCCACCACAGCGGCCAGAGCACTGGCGTAGGCACCGTACCGCACGGACCGAGCGATGTTCCACGCCATCAAAGCGATGTCCGCCCATGCCAGCCACTTGGCCTTCAGAGGGATCACCCCGTAAAACCAGACCTGCGCGTCGGGATACATCACTGCGAAGGCCAGGAACATCGTCAGGTTGATGTAATAGGCGTCGGACAGGCTCCAGCCGTAATACCCCGTAGCCAGCGAGAGGATCACCGTGGACAGCACGCTGAACAGCATACCGCTGAGATAGTACAGGGTAAACTTGGCGGTGCCCCACTCCCGCTCCAGCGTCCCGCCCACGAAGTAGCAGAAAGACAGCATGATGAACAGCGATATGGGGCGATAGGTAAAGGGCAGCAGCACAAAGGTCACCAACCGCCACACCTCGCCATGAAGCACATGGTAGAGGTCAAATTTCAAAAAGCTCAGGGCCGCTGCCCCGGCGAACAGCGTCAGGATGTACGTCACCGCATTGGCGATAACAATGTAGAGCATCAGGTTCGGTATGCCGAAACGAGGATGGCTGTACGCAAACCGGTCGATCCATTGGTTCAGTTTCTTCAAAATGGGTCCTCCTGTCATTCGTTCAGGTATCCCGGCGGTCCAGACCCACCGGACAGATGGCATTATTATAACCGTTCCTGTCAGAAAAGTCATCTTTAAATTGTGAACGTTTTCCGCCTGATAAATTTTTATAAAAAGATTCTCCGTTTTCGGTTGACAAACCGCCCCAATCTATGGTAAACTAATCAAGCGTTTGAGAGCCGGAGAACTCCTCTGCCGATGGAGAGATGTCCGAGTGGTTTAAGGAACCGGTCTTGAAAACCGGCGAGGCGCAAGTCTCCGTGGGTTCGAATCCCACTCTCTCCGCCAATTTCATAAAACACCATCGACCTGCGGAAGTACCCAAGAGGCCGAAGGGGCTCCCCTGCTAAGGGAGTAGGCTGGATAAAACCGGCGCGAGGGTTCAAATCCCTCCTTCCGCGCCAACCACGCAATCCTTGTGATTGCGTGGTTTTCTTTATATTTCAACGTTTTCAGCCGTTTTAGGCGGTAAAAATATTTTCCATTACGACAATAAAAAACTCAAAAAAGACATTTTATCTTCGATTTTACGAACGGAACCCCCTCGCTGCAAAAGTGAGGGGGTTTCTTTTGCTTTATTCAATTCCAGGGACTGTCTCCACCCTCTCCAAATATTCCTCGATCCATCCCTGTTCCGCCATGACAATCTCTTTCCCAATCTTCTCCGCATAGGCCCACTCCAACCGTGCCCCGGCACTCTCACGCCAGCACACCAGGAGAACATCCGTCGGCAGCTTCACCTCTTATTGACTTTTGTATGCGGCCTGATAGAATAATAAGGTAGAAAGAGGTGCATGGAATGGATACTGGTTTGAAAATCGTCTGCTGCATTAGTCTCGGTATTCTTTTTCTGTCTGTGCTCTTGTGTTTGGCTATTTAAGTCCCTCCGTCCGGAGGGACTTATTTTTTACGCTATTCCCTCGTCACGCTTCTGTGCTGCGCTCCGTCTGCCAATCTGCCCCAGTCTCCACGAATCTGATCGTACCAGACAGCAGATCCTTGCATCAAAAAAACAGTTCCTGTTTTAGCTTCATTGGCGGCAGATTTTTGTCAAGACACAAAGAAAGAAACCCGAAACCTGACGGTTTCGGGCTTCTTGTTGAAAAGTTCGCTCTTCGGCGCGTGATAGAAATATCAGCGCTTGGAGAACTGGGGAGCACGACGGGCGGCCTTCAGACCGTACTGCTGATTTTCCTTCGATGAATTGCCCTTTGTTTTCAAGGACTATGCACATTTATCTTGATATTTAGCCCTTTGTTTAGCCCTTTTATGAAGAGTTTTCTATGGTGAGACATCCTGCCGCTTCGGGGCAAAGGCACTGTTGATCGTTGCCGCAATATCCTCGGGACGATTATATTTGACCTTTGCGTAGATATCAAGCGTCTCCTTGATATTTTCATGTCCAGCCAGATACTGCACCGTCTTCGGGTCTACATTGGCATAAATCAAATTGGTGATGTAGGTACGGCGCAGCTGGTGAGTCTTGACCTGAAAATCCATGCTGTAGATGACTGTATTGTTATGGGCGGCGCGCTGACCCAAAACAGGGGTGACGGTGCGCTTCAGCTTCTCTCCGTTTTCAAGATAACGGGTATAGGTGCGCGGCTTGGTGGAGCGGACCGTGACGTACTTCCACAGGCGGGCAAATTGCGTGTAGGATAGCGGACCACCGCCGATGCTGCTGGCGAAGACATATTCGGAGGTCGACTTTGACTTGACTTCCTTCAGGCACTCAACGAGCTGCGGCGGTATGGGGATATTCCGGCGTGCAGCCTTTGTCTTTAGCTGATCTGATATGACGGGGCGGTTGTGCTCGGTATGCCATGCGCGGCAGACCTTAATCGTTGGCGTCTTCCCGTCAAGATCGATGCTGTCCCATTTCAAAGCAAGTGTTTCCTCCCGGCGCAGGCCGGCATATAGGCCAATCATGACAAACGGATAGGGAGGCAGGCCGCGAATCGCATCCAGCAGGATTTTTACCTGCTCGTCTGTCAAAGCTGTTGTTTCCTTCGGTGGTTTTCCACCTTTGGGGTTTAAATCTGCGGCAGGGTTGTCCTGGATGATGCGGCTTTTGACCGCGGCCTCGAAAATCAGCTTGTAGAGCATCTGAACAGATTGATAGACCGACTGCGACAGCTTCGATGCCGGGAGAATGGCCAGGTTGATATCATCCGGGGTCACATCAGCCATATACTTATCCCCCAAAGGCTTTACGATGTGCTGCTTCACCTTGGAGCGGTAATCCGCGAGGGTCGTTGCCCTAATGTTGGCCGTCTTCATTGTCAGCCACTTTTCGCAGTAATCGGCAACCGTTGGATTTTCAAGCCGGAAGGTTGCTTCCGCGATCTGCCGCAGAGCCTCGGCTTTCTTCGCCTCCAGCTCCTCGGGGGATTTCGCACGGAGCGAAACCCGCTTTCCATCCGCATCGACAATTCGCGTTCGGTAATAGGTATAGCCGTTGATTACATCGGTGCTATACTGGGGCGTTTGCTTTTTCGGGCGGCCCATCAGTCAAGCTCTCCCTGTTGACCGCTTTCCAGCATCCGCTTGACCTCCTTATCGAAGTCGGAGGAGATGCGCTGCGTTTTGTTGAACTCGGCATATTCGGTTTCCGCTTTCTTCTTTGCGGCCTGAGCGGAAATGCGCCCCTTGTCCGGGAGAATCTTATATCTGCGGAAGGTCAGAAACTCGTTTACGCTGGCGGCAAATTCCTCCATTGTGAAGGTGTTTTCCCGCTCGATCAGGTCTTCGATGTAGTCGAAATAGCCAGTGACGGCGCGCTCCAGTTGACGGATCTGTTTTTCCTCGAGGTAGTTTTTCGCGACGGAGACATCTGACTTTAAAATGCGTCCATCCGGCGCGTGCTTCCATGTCATCAGCCCCATGTTGTCTTTGCTCCGGTCAGCGCGGGAGTAGACGATCTCGGCCGCAGTCTGGCCGACAATGGCATAGTGAAATTTGTTCTGCACCATGGCGTAGAAATCATGTGTAATCTGGGAATTGCGGTCATAGTCGATGCTGCACTCGGCAAAAATATCTGTGATCTGCTGCCAGATGCGGCGCTCGCTGGCACGGATTGAGCGAACGCGCTCAAGCAGCTCACGGAAGTAATCTTTTCCGAAAGCGGTCTTTCCCTGTTTGAGACGATCATCGTCCAACGCAAAGCCCTTTGTCATGTACTCCTTCAAAACGCCGGTGGCCCAGATACGGAACTGCGTTGCGCGGTGGGAGTTGACGCGATAGCCGACAGAAATAATGGCATCCAGATTATAAAACTGTGTGTCCTTGGTTTGCGTTTTTCCTTCAATCGCACCGTGCGGAGTGGTTGTTGCAAATTTTGCAACAACCACTTCCTCCTGAAGTTCACCCTCCGCAAAGATGTTCTTCAGATGTCGGCTGATGGAGGATTTGTCCACGCCGAACAACTCGCCCATGGCTTTTTGCGTGAGCCAAATGGTTTCGTCCTTGACAACAGCGTTGATTGAAATATCTTCTTCCGCTGTGCGATACACCAAAAATTCAAACTGATTATCCATTTCAACAATCCTCCCTTGTCACGGCTCGGAGGAAATGGTAGAATGATTCCGAGCCGTGTATGAGTGTTTCCCTTGTGCATTGCTTTCCGCCGCTCCAGAGTATCAGTCTGGAGCGGTATTTTCATTTGGAGCTGTCCGGCGTTCCGCCGGCGGCTCCTGCTGTGATTAACTCGTCCACGGTCGTACCTAAATCTGATGCAATTTGGCAAGCATCTTCGAAGGAGAAACCAATGCACCCTTCGGCAATCTCAATGGCGCTTTCAAAATCAAACGAAGAGTCGCCCACATCGCTTCTATTCAGATTTTGGAGAAACAGGCTTAGCCCTCGTTGAAAACGTTCTGTCCAATACCCAACATCGACCCATTCATATGCCATTAACTTTGCAGCGGAAACGCCAAGTGCAGAAGCGATTTTTGCAATCGTATCAAATTTGGGGTTTAGTTTGTTCAGTTCATACCGACGAATAGTTGGCTCTGCAATTCCACACAACGCGCCTAATTGCTTTTGTGTCAAATTGGCTCTTTGACGAGCGGATCGAATATTTTCCCCTACACCCATAAAATCACCTCGTGTGTTAAGCATATCATATCGTTTCTGAAACAGCAACAAAATTTTCTGAAAAATTCTTGACAGTAATAAAAGTTTCTGATAATATGACGGTGCAAAGAGAAACAAAAGTTACTCTGCGAGAAGGACGGTGACAAAATGAAAATTAGTCGAACGAAAATTGAGAGCATTATGGCTGAAAATCAGATGACACTGAGCCAACTCTCAACGGCCTCCGGTATTGCAAAGCAAAACATTTCGACAGTCATCCGGCGTGGTACTTGTACGCCGCGGACAGCCGGTCGCATTGCCGCTGGACTGCAACTACCTGTTGCGGCGATTATTTCAGAGGAGGATTCGCATGAATGATCTGATTACCCGCCAGCAGCTCGCCGAGCAAATCCCATGTGCGTTGTCGGTCATCGACGAAGCTCGGGCATCGGGACGGCTGGCGTACATCCAGTTGCGGCCTGGAGGCAAGGTGTTCTTCCGTCAGGAGCACATCGACGCATGGCTGGCTCGCTGCACACATCCGGCAAAGCCACTGAATGCTGTTGCAACAACCTACCGCAAGCCCAGACAGAAAGGATGGTGACGCAGATGGCATACTATCGAACCTGCCCTCACTGCGGTGCCAACCTCGACCCCGGCGAGGTCTGCGAGGACTGCCGCACAACAGAAAGAGACGCCCACCAGCCGACCAAGCAGTGTGAGCGTCCCTATACAAACCGACCGCCGAAGCGGACTGTCAGCCTTATTTTACACAAACCAGGCTGCGCAGTCAACGCCTCCGGCAAATTTTGAGGAGGAAATTTTGATGGAAAAGTTAACTTGTGAAAAGACCCGCGCCGCTTATCTGCTGTCCGATGAGATTTTCGGTGCTTTCCGGGGCGCACAGCTTGCGAATCATCTGCTCAACAGTGCGATGGACTTTCGTCTCGATGACGAGGAAATCGATGACACTGACCAATATGTCCTACGTGCCACCTTCAAGGAGCTTATCTGGCGTATGGACATTCTGAGCCATTACCTGTCTGAGGTCATGAGCGACCTGTATCTGCTCGATACCGCAGCACGGAAGTACAAGCCCGGCAAAGCCGCTTTCAAGGCTGTGCCTCCGAAAGTCTGGCCCCAGTCTGACGCTGAAATCCTTGCACGGGTCAAAGAGATCGTTACTGAACTCGACTCTGCCGCACAGCAACGCGTTCTGGAGATTTTCGGCGAGAAGCTGAATGGAGAGGAGGCGCAGCACGATGAAGTATGATCTGCTGATCTATGATAGCGAAAGTCTGGTAAATGCCTTTGACGGTAGACACAATGTGATTCGTCTCAACGGAATTTCTATTGCCGAGGCAGAAGGCCTCACAGCCATTCTTCTGGGTTATGATGTCTCTGTCTGTCTGCTTCCTTACGAGGAGGATTGACCCATGGCAACAGGTAAACGGTACTACTGGATAAAGCTTAAGGAGAGTTTCATGACCTCCGATACGATCGACTATTTCATGGAACAGCCAGACGGTGCCAACTATGTCGTCCTCTACCAACTTCTCTGTCTCAAAACAATCAACACGGGTGGGCGACTAAGCCGCCAGATAGGAGAAATTACCATCCCCTATGATGTTGCGAAAATACAGCGCGATTGCAAATGGTTCTCTGCCGATACCATCCGTGTTGCCCTAAATCTCTATCTGTCTGTTGGGCTAATCTACGAGGATGTGGACGGCACACTTGTTTTGACCGACCACAAAAATCTTGTCGGAAGCGAAACAGATTACGCCGCGCAAAAGAAAAACCAGAGAAAAAGTCCGCCACAGCTTCCGCCTTTGGGTGTGGACATTGTCCACAGTGATGTCCACGAAAATGTCCACACAGATATAGATATTAGAGATAGAGAAAAGAGATTAGAGAAAGAGTTAGAGATAGATAGTCAGATACAAGATAGAGAGAGTAGGAGGAACGGCGCTGCCGCGCCCGCTCCCGCAGGGGCGGCTATGCGCCACAAGCACGGCGCGCACGGCTGGGTGCGGCTTACCGAGGAGGAATACGCCCGGCTGATCGACGACCTCGGCAAAGATGAGTTGACACGCTGCATCGACTACATAGATGAGTCCGCGCAAAGCACCGGGAATAAAAACCGCTGGAAGGACTGGAATCTGGTCATCCGCAGATGCAGCCGCGACCGTTGGGGCATCCGAAACGGCAGCGGCAATGGAGAACGGCGCGGCTTTGGCAGGAACGCTATGGACGAGTTGCAGCAGCTTCATCAGATGTACGAATCGTGGGAGGGGGAGCAAGATGGGTAAGCGTTTTTGCGGCGTCATCAGCGCTGCCGGGTTCCTGCTCCTGATCGGTACCGCCGGAGCCAGCGACCAGGACTTGATCCCACTCAGCCGTATCATCTGGCAGAGCTTGACGGGACTCGCTCTCTTTGCGGGAGCGGGTACCCTCGGCGGTTTCATCGAATGGAGGTAGAGCATGGGGCGAATCAGCAGCATCAACACCGGCTTTTGGACAAGCCCGCAGGTGGTTGATAATTTCACGCCGGAAGAGCGGTATGTCTACCTGTACTGCCTGACCAATCCCCGCACCAATCTCTGCGGGTGCTATGAGGTCAGCATCAAGACCATTGCGTTCGAGACAGGGATGGAGCGGTATGAGGTGAGGGATATTCTGGATCGGTTGCAACACCGCCACGGCGTCATCTGCTACGATGCTGACACACGGGAGCTGTTCATCATCAATTGGCTCCGGAATCACTGGAACAGCTCTCCTCGTTGGCAGAAAAACGCGCTCCGCAGTCTCCGGAAGGTCAAGAGTCGGTGGCTGCGGGTGCTGGCAAGGGCACAGTTCCTCCGAATGCAGGAAATGGACCGAGCTGCAAAAAAAGAAGGAGTGCGGCTGTACTTCCGCACTCCCTTCAGGCCGTAAGCGCACCGACCCGCCGCAGTCTCATTGCAAAAACATTATATTTTGGCGGCGAGGAGGTGTCAAGGGGTAGATGTCGAATGAGGAACTGGCTATCCGCATCCAGCAGGGAGAGGAATATCTGATTCCCCAGCTCTGGGAGCAAGTCGTAAAGTTTATTGCCATGAAGGCACGGGAGTATATCTCCCACAAAGGACAGCAGGGACTTCCTTGTAGCGGTGAAGAGACTGATTTGACAAATCAAGCATACTTCGGTTTTCTGGAGGCCGTAAAGTATTTCAACCCGGAAGCGGGAAAATTTCTTACGATTTTGAGTCTTTCAATCAAGACCTCTTTTGCAGAAGCGGCTGGATATCGCACCGCAGCACAGAGATTGGACAGCATTCGAGATGCTGTGTCCGGTGATGCTCCTGTTGGCGAAGATGATTTCAGCCTGTTTGATACCATCCCGGACGGCGGGGAAAGCGTAGAGGAACAAGCCACGAGAGAGCTGTATCTTCATCAACTCCGGAGGACCTTAGACAAGGCAATGAACGAACTGCCGTCCCAACAGGAAATGATTCTCCGTGCGCACTACTACGACGAATTGCCTCGTGATGAAATTGCAAAGGAACTCATGTGTACGCAGAGCAACGTGGGGCAGCAGGAGCAGGCGGCTCTGTCCGCGCTATACAAAGCGCGGTTTCAGAACGGCCTCAACGAATACTTGGAGCAAAACACCAATTATACCCTGCAGATCGGTATCAGGAGGTTCAAATCCACAGGGACAAGCGCTGTAGAAGAAATCGTACTCCAGCGAGAGCGTTTGGTCGAAGAATGGATGAGAGCACACTACGGAAAGGCGGGTGAAAAAGGATGACAAGAAGCGAGTTGACCAACCTGTTCATCAGGAAGACAGAACTGTTCAATTCGGAGCAACTGCTGTTTTCCCTAAAGGAGTCCTACAGCGTGGCCATAGAAAGCGGTTTCTCAGAGAACTTAGAGCGCAATATCTTTGAACTGGAACAGAAAATTACGCGTGAAAAAGCCGCTATCGAGCAGGACAGGGAGACAGCACTCCAAACCTTGAAGCTGATAGAGGACGATGCGGGGAGAGTCGGTGCTATGCTCCACTACCTTGAAGGTATGCCTTGGGATGTTGCTGCGGCTCTGCTGCGGTACATATCGGGCAATGCATTAAGAGCTGCGGCGTATCGTGGTATGAACGCTGCGAAAATAGCGAAATAACACAAAATCTGCGGCAAAGCCGCTTTTTGAGGAGGACACCTTTATGAACATCACAGAAATTTTGACCCAGGCACAGATGAGCAGCGATGCCGTCACGGATCTGCTCATCGAGCTCGCTCAGCAAAACAAGGAAGTCACCGCCACGGCGCAGCATATGTGCGATCTCTATTTTGCCGATGTGCGGCTCCGTGAGAAGGGAATCCGGGATAAGGTCGCTGCACTCGAAAAGCAGATGACAGAACTGGACACTCAAATCCGCGGGATGCAGGCGGCGGTGGTAGATGCGGCTGGGACCGGTGATGCCGACACCTTCGCACAGGAGCAGGACAAGCTGGCGAAAATCGAAGCGCGCAAAGCTGCCATTTCCACGCAAATCAAGATGCTGCGGGCGGCACATGTACGCGGCAGCGAGGAACTCTATCAAGCTGCCTGCGATGCTTACTCGGATCTGGCAAAGGCAAATTCCGCATATGAAAAGGCGCTGGACGAGATCCATCTTGCAACCGAAGAACAAGCCAAGGTATGGGACAAACTCGAGGAGAAATCGGAATACACCCATTGGTACGCCAATATTGGGCAGTTCAGCTGCAAGGGCGGAGAGGTGCGTGCCTTTGAGCGAGTGCGTGAGCATTATAACGCACAGCCGGAAACATCGAGTCCAAAAAAGGAAGAATCTGCGCCCGTCGTCAATATCGAACTGGCTCGCTATCAAGTGGGGGTACATCCGGACAAGGGACACTTCACCTCTACGCCGGGCGGGAGCGGGAACGGTCCCCTGTAAGCCCTTCAAGGCGCAGATGGCGCGTGAGAGCGGCGCACTCTCGACAGGTGGTGTCGCTCCCTCCCCCTCTCGGCATCGTCGCGCTGAGGGCGGGGAAATGCGTTGCAACAGGCGACGACGGCAAAAGGTACTGTGACGACCCCCGCCCCACACGCCGCGGGCTCGCCGACCCCGAAAAAAGCGTAGTTACAGCGCAAAATTTTTTGCATTTCGTTACGCAATCATGAAAAAATCTACTGACATTTTTGCTGCAAATCGCTGTGAAAAGGGCGTTTGCGAATAAATTGGCGGTTATCCGCCGGAAAGATGAGGTGCACAAATGGACAAGATCAAGAACAAGGTCGTTTTGAGCGATACGGAGTTGAATGCGCTGGAGGCCATTCAGCAGGAAGCGGTAGCCGGTAAGCTGTCAGGTTACACCCACACCTTCGATACGCCTTTCACCTTTGAGGGGCGCACCTACGACACGCTGACCTTTGATTTCAGCAAGCTGTCCGGCGATGATGATATCGCCATCGAGAATGAGCTTCAGGCGCTGGGCAAGCCGGTCGTGGTAGCCGAAATGTCCGGCGAGTATCAGATCCGTCTGGCTGCCCGAGCCTGCAAAGAAAGGCTCGGTGTAGATGCGTTCACGGCGATGCCGCTGCGTGATTTTCGAAGGATTCGTAACAGGGCGAGATCTTTCCTTCTCAGCGCCGGTATCTAAACGATAAAAGGCGCTGATCCTTAGGCAGAAAGAAGGGCTGACAAATGAGCGCTTTCAAAGAGTATACTATGATGTTCCAGCTAAACGCCAAACTGGGCGGAAGCTATAGCAAGGCATTTAAGCAGGCTGTGCAAGAGCTTGAATCCATGCAGAAGGAAATCCAAGAACTCTCTAAAATGCAGGCGGATATTTCCGCATTCCAAAAGCAGCAGGCAGCCGTGGAAGCGACACGGAAGCGGCTGGAAATGCTGCGGCAGCAATATGACAATATCCAGCGGGAGATGGAGGAGACCGGCAACGAATCCGCCGACATGAAGAACAAGCTGCTGGCAAAGCAGCTTCAGATCGACAAGACCTCCGCTTCGCTGGAGAAGCAGACGGCAAAGCTGAACGGAATGAGCAGTGCGTTAGAGGAGGCGGGCATCAACACCGATGAGCTCGCTCACAGCTCTGAACAGCTTGCCGGAGAAATCGACGCTCTCAGGAAAAAGGAAGAGGCTGCCGCAGAAAAAGCAAATACCTTCGGCGTAAGAGCAGAGACCGCATTCAATGCGGTTCATGAGGCCATCGTGGCCGCTGGCGTCGCTGCTGCGCTGAAGGAAATCTATGAATACTTTTCTGATTGTTCTCAGGCATCCATGGACTTTGAGAGTGCCATCACCGGGGTTGCCAAGACCACTGATCTTACGGATTCGGAGTTGGCAACGATGTCGGACTCCATCAAGGCACTATCCACGGAGATCCCCGCCACCACAGAGGAGATCGCGGCGGTCGCCGAAGCCGCGGGACAGCTCGGCATCCAAAAGGACGCCCTGCTGGACTTCACCGAGATCATGACCATGCTCGGCACTGCCACCAACATGACGGCTGACGAGGCAGCAACCGCCCTTGCGCGCTTCGCCAACATTACCGGCATGGCAACGGACAATTACGGACGGCTCGGCTCTGTCATCGTTGACCTTGGCAACAACTTCGCCACGACGGAATCCGAGATCGTGGCGATGGGTACGCGCCTGGCGTCGGCGGGTAAGCTGGCCGGACTGACCGAGCCGGAGATCATGGCTCTGGCGGCGGCGATGTCCTCTGTCGGCATCGAAGCCGAGGCAGGCGGTACCGCCATGACCCAGACGCTCAACGCCATTGAAAAGGCCGTCGCAAAGGGCGGGGACGACCTCGCGGAGTTCGCCCGTATCGCGGGTATGTCCTCCGAAGAATTTTCTTCTGCGTGGAAGACCGACGCCATGAGCGCCCTGACTTCCTTCATCGGCGGGCTCGGCAAGCTGGACGAGCAGGGCGAGAGCACCGTCCTCGTGCTGGAAGACCTGGGTCTGACCGGCATCCGGCAGAGCAATATGCTCAAAGCCCTGGGTCTTGCCGCAGACCAGATGACTGGCGCAGTGAACACTGCAAATACTGCTTGGCAGCAGAATACCGCCCTCACCAACGAGGCCAACAAGCGCTACGCCACCGCGCAGAGCCGGTTGACCATGATGCAGAACGCCTACAACAACCTCAAGGTAGCAATCGGAGATGCCTATACCCCGGCGCTTGGAAAATCCTATGAAATGGGAACGAAGGCGCTCAACAGCTTTACCGAGTTCGTTCAGAAGAATCCGGCTCTGGTCAATGCCGTCACAGCATTTGCAGGCTCCATCGGTCTTGTAGCTGCCGCCCTTGCCGGCTATACCGTCATCATTAAGATTGCGCATGCGGCAACAGCAGCATTTGCAACGGTTTCTACAGCTGCGCTGGGGCCGATCTTCGCCGTGACCGCTGCTGTGGCCGGCGCAGTTGCGGTCATCGCAGCTCTCGCCACAGCCGCTGCAAACGATGCCGTTCCCTCTGTGAAAGAGCTGACCGAAGCCTCGCGTGGAATGCGCGAGGCG